GCCTGATCCGGCGATTAAAGTAACAAGGTTGTTCTCAACTAAATAATCAATTGGAATCTTTTTTGCCTTAGATTCTAAAGAACTTTCTGGTGTTTTATCCATTGCCCTAAATGCTTCACAATATTTAAAAAATTGTAAAGAATCGAAAGGTAATTCGGATAATGAGAAGTTTTGAATAATTGACTTAAGATGATTTTCAGGAGAGTTTAGGAAACTGATCATCATTCTTGGACTTATTGGTCTGAATGTTGTATCACCATATCCAAAAATTTTGAGGTATTCATAGACTAACACTTGGCTAGTAGATGGATTTGAAACCAAGGTCTTACCTTGATTTATCCTCATATTTAAATCTTCTGACATACTAACATACCTTTCATGCATCTCAAGAGAATTTGTAATAACATCATCTCCTGTTGTTTCGAAATGTACATCGGCATTAGGAAAGTCATCAATTGTCATTATTCTGCAAGCTTCATTCATCAACCAATGAGTGAGGTGCATGATTATGAATGAACCTTTTAAACCCATAGGTTGGCCAATACCATACCTAACTTTACCAAACTTTAACTCCCCGTTACTCTTATATGCATAACGGAAATCCCTATTAACAGCAATTTTCAACCACACTTCACCTAAACCGTCTATACCAGTGAATGCTTTCATCACTTTTTCAACAACGTGAGCTTGTAATGAAGCTGGCATCAGATCAGTACAATTTGACTGATCAGCACATGTTGCTTGGTTTGATCTGTGAATATGTTCTTGAATTCTTAGGAAAGACTCTTCCTGATTGTAGACACCACCTAAATTGTAGGATTTGACGATATCAACAAAAATATTCTCAAATTGCTTCAATATGGATTGGGAAACCCAATCTCCTTCAGCAACTGTTCTTTTCTTCCCACCCAATTCCGGTAATATTGCTATTCTTGAATGAGTGGGGATTGCGTCCTTATTCTGCTTAACTTCTCGGTAAATTTTCAAAACCGAGGGTTTGTCTCCATATGCCTCCATCAATTTATCGAATCCCTTAATATCCATTTTTGAACAAGCTTCAATTATGGCTTTTTTAAGTTCTTCATCTTTTGAAATAGCATATACATCGAAAGGGATCTGTGTTAATGCTAACTGACCGTTTGGTCCAGATGCATTTGAAACAAAGAACCTTTCACCATCAAAGAGGTCAAAAG